CTCATCGGCAATATTAATCTCAAGCAATGGAGCACCCAACTGCCTTTTACAGTAATCTATTAGTGTTGATCTACTTGATGGTTGAGCCATTTATACTATACCTCTGTCAATATTTAGGGTGCAGAAGATACACCACCTCTTACAAGTATATTTCCGTCTACAATTCGATACACTGTCATGCCTGATCCCACTAAAACGTCATATACATATCTACCTGCATTAATACTTCTCGTGGCAGTTGATCCTAATGATATGGTTAATCCATATCCACTTGATGGAGTTGTATCAATACCGACTGAAAATGTAGCTACTGGAAAAGCAGTTGATCCAATCGCCGTGCTTTTTGTCATCTGAGATGATCCTGTCCATCCACTTACAGTGTTTAATCCAACTGAATTAGTAGTTGAAAAATTGAATCCAGTATTCGCTGTGTCAACAACGTTGAAAGTTGCACTAAAATCAGCACCCACGTTCATAATTAAATCGCATGGGTATGCAACTCCTGCTTCAGGATCAAAAGTAATTTTTTTAGTTGCCATTTACCAGACTCCTCAACATGTCTTTGATTTCGGTAATTTCATTTCTAAGAGTTGACAAATCTCTTTCAAGATTTTCAACTTTATTTTTTTCACTTTTCTTAAGTTTACGACGAGTTATATACTCATCATATTCAGCTTTATTAGTATTAAGAATACAATTTGATTTTGTATTCCTAATTAAATGCTCATGATCTTTTACTTTTACAAAATCCATTAGGCAGTTGCAATTACTTTCAAACTGGTCAATCGAGGCACGAATGCCTGATTAGTTGAAGTCATTAAGAATTTAATTCTAAATGATTTAAATGATGGTAATTCATTTGCTGTAAATGTATACTCTTTATATTCAAGTTCCTCTGGTATGAAACCAGTTGAGTCTGATTTAGGTATCAATGCATCTGATTTACCACTACTTTTATCACTGGTTTTTACTCTTCCATTTTCATCTAGATTATCATGACCGGGGAAAGGTTCAAATATTGGTTCAGATCCTTCCGAGTCACTTATCGCGTAGAATGCTCTAATGTCAGTTGTTGCACTTACATGAGCATCAACAATAATTTTCAATGAAGTTGCAGATGTTTCAAGAACATTTTCTTTTGAAACATAAGTTGCTGCTGATGGATCATCAAGTAAAGTGTCAACTCTATTATCTTCAGTAATATCAGTAATTACATTATCAATTCTATTACTTGTCAGGATTGCACTCATTCTCTGGGTGTCGATTACAGGTGAAACTTGGTTATTCTCTGTAAATAGATTTAACTCCATAGTGAAAGAGCGAGCTCCGGGCAGAACATTTAGAGTTGTTGTGTTTAATTCATTTACTCTAGAAGCGATACATCTTGGACTATCAAAATAATTTATTTCATTTAAAGATATATCCTCAACTTCTTGAACTATAAATGGAACATCTGTTCCCTCACCAGAACCATCTTTGATACTGGTTCCACTCACTGTTGTTACATCTGCTAACACACCTGTTCCTGATACAGTCATATTTTGAATCATAGGTGTGATTAATTCAAACGGCATGTTTTGAGTAGCATGTATATCAAAACCACCTGTTGATTTTGTTTGATTTATGAATAAAGCTGGATAACTTGAAACGGTAGATGTGCTTCTTCCTATTCCTTGTTCTCCCATATTTAATTTTATTTTATAAGAGTCAAGCGTGATTGGATTAGATTCTGTCACTTCTCTGAAATCATGAGTTTTGTTAATTCTACGTAATGAAACTCCTCCTAATTCATATTTTTCAACTATGTCACCTTTAACATAATTTTGAGCAGATGTTGAATCTTGTGCCCTTGTAATACCTGTTAATGATCCTTGACCGCTAAACGCTGACACCCCTGTGTATTTTATTATTTCATTTTTAACTAAAATATATCCGGGGTTTGTTGCAGCGACTGCAACATTTTCAAATGATGTAAGAATACCTATGTTATCAACAGTGATACTTTCTGTAGAACTATTATTATAGGGCACTGACAACTTAGTAGGAGCTAAATCTGTTGATACATCAGATATTGTAACTAAGTTTTGTTCATGATGCATTCCATGGTTCTTGTGATTAACGGTGATATGTAAACCATCAGAAACGGAAATTACTGTGTCATCTGGTACAAATGCTCCAGAACCTCCACCATTACCACAAATCGCACTACCAACTCCAGCTTTTGTTGATCCAATATCACCATCTTCTGTTCCGTACATAAGAGTTGTTCCAGCACCAGTTAAGAATGCACCCTGAACATTATCTATAATTAATTCGCTAGTTGCAGCGATTGATACTACAGACAATCTTCCATTTATACCAAAATCAGTTGTAATTCCCAATAAGTCACCAACTTGATATCCCTGACCACCAGAGGTAATTGTTGCACTTACGATTGATCCCTCATTGTAGACAACACTCGCTTTTGCATTTACACCACTTCCAGTTATCGTTGATAGAGCGACTCCTGCCACAGTGTGTCCTGCCTGTGCACGAGAGGCTACTGACGCATTTGCTGATGTGTAACCAAGTCCTGCTCTTGTAAGGGTAAGACTTCCTGATGCAGCACCGGCCGTCCCCACCAGATTACCAGTGACATTTGATCCCTGTTGATATATTGTATTTCCTAGATTTGGATGAATACCAGCACCAAATGCAGATGATAAACCAACTCTAACTTTTTTAGACTGAAGTTTAAGTGAGTCGGGCATCAATCTAGAAATTTGATAATTTCCTCTTGATAATATTGGGTTATACAATAAGACAGATCCCTCTTCGGCAAATGTTGCTCTATTTAAATTAAATTTCAAATCTTCCCACTGACTTGGTTCCCAAGTAGATGCATTTTGTGATTTAAATAATGATCCTAATAATGGTTGATTTGAAACAAATTCGTCAGTTATTAAATCATTTTCACCAACTCTTGATATAAAGACTCTGTATTTAAGTGATGTGGAAAGAACAACTAAAGCATATTCAGTTCCACCCTCAAGGTAAACTGGTGAGTCAAATGTAAATTTAGTAGCTACAGAACCATTAGTTGAAGTTGAAATTTCATCTGGATCTAAGTTAACCTCTGAAAAAGGAACCACTTCTGAAGTTGGTAAACCAAGTTTTACAGTTCTTAATTGAACTGTTACTGGTATCCCGTTATCATCAACTCTTTCAAAGAACACTTCAGCACTTGTTAAGAAGATACCATTCTGTTCACTTACAAAGAATGATTGTGCTAACGGATCTCTTGCTCCACCTCTTCTTCCACCTCTTCTTCCGCGTCTTCCGCGCATTCCGCGGCCTCTCTTATTTCTCTTTCTTGTTTTTCCTGAACTTCCTTTAGATGAACCTCCTCCTTTACTTCTTCCTCTGTTTCCTCTAGCACCTCTTCCTCTTACGTTCTTTTTCTTCTTCGTTGCTGCTTTTTTTTGTGCTTTTCTTTTTTTTGCTGCTGCCTTTGCTGCATTTTGCCTCTTCTTTCTTCTTTTTGCTCGCCTCTGATTAGTACCACCATACCTGTTTGCAACATTTCCGGGGCCTTTTTTCCTCTTAACTTTTCTTGGTTTTTCTCCAGTGGCTATAATTCTTTCAGTAGTGTCAACGCCAATTACGTCAGTTTCTTTTATTGTTCCGACTTCTTGAGATACAGATCTAGATTCTTCAGATCCTACAACAATTACCTTTGCATTTCTAACTGATACAACGTTCTCTTGAACTGTGTTAATAGAACCGCTTGCATTGTAAACATCGGCACCAGTGGTGGAGTGCTCTTCAGGATCATTTGCAGGACTATCTGTTAGAACGAAAGTTCTCTCTCCAGTTTGGAAAACATGACTATTATTAGTATTTGGATTGGGAATAAAGAAACTTCCTTGCACTGTTGAAGCAAAATCAACAATAAATCTTAAATTTGTTATTTTTGCTTCAGCACCGGAAGTTCCACCTTTTAAAATCATTCCCTCTTGAATATAACCGTAGAAATCACCTTGAGGTTGATTTGCAAGAGAAACTATATCAACGTTAATTAATGAAGATGTTGATGAATAAGAACTGGGTATGATGGCGGTTGTTCCTCCAGCATTTCCAAGTATCTGACCTGTTGCACCTCCATAAGTCTCTAAAGCTAATTCAGCTACTTGAGTATCAGTGTATGGATTACGTGTATAAACTCGTGTTGGTGTGTCGTGTGGCCCCTCCTTGTGATTTGGAACTGCTGCTCTAAACTGAATGTATGGTCTTTCTGCACGTATGAGTTTATTTGATTTTACTGTTCCAGTTACTGTTTCACCAACAGAAAATGTTCCCGAAATCATTTCTATTTCGATAAGTTTTGGAACGCAATACTTAGTGACATTAACTCCATCAAAGAAAGAGTAGATTCTTGCTTGTGGTTTAAATCCTTTTCCATCAAAAGATACATTTCTTGATCGAATGGTTGGTGTTACCTCAGTGCTAATAACTCTGTCACCCAATGATGTTTTATCATATTGCTCGGTGATAAGTTGTCTTGAACCTTCTCTTGATTTTGTTCCTGTTTTAAAACGATCAGTAAATGTGTCTTGGAATGTGGTCGTAGTTGTTTTTTCTACATCTTTCCATCTTCTACCTGATGTTTTTCTACTCTTAGATCTTGATGTAACCTCTTTTCTTTTTCTTACTCTTGTGTTACTTCGTGTTCCTGTCCAAACAGTTTGCCAACTACCCCAGAGAGTGCTTGTCATTCCAGTTTGTGGATCAAAACCACCAAACTTTCTTTCTGCTGCCGTTACAGTCTCAGTAAAATTACCCTCAGTTTCAAACACATTAGGTTCCATCCTCACAGTGTTAATCCAAGTATCACTTGATGGAGATAATTTGACAGTTCCTTGCCAAAAATTAAGTAAGAAAGGAGTTACACTTTCAGTTCTTGTACCAAAAGGTTGTGATAAATATTGAATTTCATCATAATCTAATGTTATAATATCACCAGTTTTTCTTATGTTTATGCCTTCGGGTTGAGTGTTTGCTGAGTAAATATCATCACCTTCAACAGGGCCAACTTGTAAATCAATTGCATTTGTGTAGTGTGATGGTCTTAATTCTTTATTTGTTGAATCAATACTATTTTTTATTGTAATTTCATCCTCTTGTGGTTGAAAGGTTGTGAAATTATCTACAAAAAATCCTGATTTAAATTTATTTAAACCATCTTCATCTGGCACGAATAAGTTTGCAGTGGCTGTTTCTAGTAACGTAAGAGAACTATAGTATTCTAGATTTCTTATTCTTGTTTCAAGATCACGTATATCTTCCATTCTATATCTTTTATGTTTCAAGAATGACATCCTTGCTTCTGAAACATCAAAAAGATATGGAGGAAGAGATACAGTTGCTAATTCAAGAGCATCATCAACTGCTGTTGGTGGTTCAGGTTGTTCTGCAGATGTACCCTCAACAACATTTATTTCACCATATTTTGTAAGATATATCTTATCAATTCTACCTAAGAAAAAAGAAAAGTCTATCGTTAAAGTTTCATCAGATGCTAATATGTTTGCAGCTGAATTTCCTGATCCACTTAAAGTTCTACCTAAAAATTCTAAAGGAGATCTGTTACTTTCAGCAACCACATAGTTATTAACTCTTGGACGAATATCAATTAAATCTGTATTACGATATTCATTTACTGTTTGGATATCCTCTTTAAAATCAAAATCATCATATGAATTTACAGTTGTTATATCTCCATCATCATCAGACTCAAAAAATGCATTAGAAAAATATATTTTTATCTTTTTGGAAGGAGCATCTACTCCATTTTTCCTTCTCACAAATCCATGATCATATAAAGTATCTCCCTGACCATTGTTAAATGTAAATTCTGCTGATATATTTTTTGAAGATGCATCAACGGTATTTACTAAGGCTTGAATATCTGAACTCTCAAAAACTAAAGGTTCTCCATCAATAAATTCACTTTCATTTATTGGTATGAACGATATTTGAGAACTTGATAACTGTTCAGCAAAAACAGCGAGTGTGCCGGATGTTTTTCCTTCAAATACCTCTCCAATTAATAGATCATTTGTTGTAGCATCAACTGTGTTTATTGATGATAATGTCATTTTTGGAGCAGATGGATCACTCGTATCAGTTGATTCAAAAATACCTAATATGTCTAACACATCTGGAGTGTTTAAAGATATTTTTTCATCTTGCACACGAGTTCCAAATGGATAACTTCCAAAAGTCAATCCATCGTTCAAAGTTGTTTTACCTATTCCAGATCCTGATAAATTTGATTTATCAACCAAAATCGAGTTTACTTGTTTCTTTCTTTTTACTTTATTTTTAGGTTTTACTTTACTCAGAGTTGCAATTAGTGTTGCTTCTTGATTGGCGGTTAAATCTGTGCCAATATTACCTATTTGTAAGGTTCCATTACCATTTGAAAAAGTAAATTTATCATTTGTAAGAGTTTCTATTGTTCCGTCTGCTCTAATTAAACTATATCTCTCATCATCAAATGGTAAAAATGTTTCATTATCACCAGCCTGAACGGCAGTTGATAATTCATCAGCTGATTGACTTATTGTTACATTAAATGTTTTTCTTATTCTTAAAGAAGCATTATCCAAAGTGACACTAGATATAACGCTCTTTGATAATGGAGTATAAAGAGTGTTATCATCTGATTTTTCAAGTGGACTTGATATTAGAGTAAGATCAGAAACAGATGTTGGGTTTTTTGTACCAGTGGTTGTTGGTAATCCATCACAAATACCAGATACAGTTGTTACACCAGTTACAGTAATATCATTAGTCCCTACTGCAGTTACTCTAGCAAAACTAAAATCATTATTTCCTATACCAAATTTAAGTACATTACCAACTTTTACTTTTGCAGGGAATTGTGGATTTGAACTTGTTATCGTGCTAAAACCTGTGCTTCCATTTTTAGATGTAACTGATCCACTTCCAAATATAAATTCATCCCTTAATAATACATCACCAGTAAAAGTTCTTGCGAAACCAACATCACCACTATTTTGATCTGTTAATCCTGGCCCACCATATAGAGATTTTACATCTCTTATACCGAAATTAGTGACCGCGACTGATACACGAGAATTTTCGATGCCGTTAAATATTAATGGTTCATTTGGAACAAAATCACCAGATGTCTCATAAACTTGTAGTGAGGTAGAATCTGAAACCGCAGATCTTAAAAATCCAGTTGCGTTACTGTATTTCCCTTTTATAAAAGTTGGTGTGGATAATGTGTGATTAGAATTAAGTGTTATTTTTGTAAATGTTTGAATGTCAAATAATGAAATATCCCATTGATTAATATTTGCGTTAGTAGTATTGTATGCACCAGACTCAAGTGAAAAATCATATACTCTTGCTAAACCTATCTCCTCTCCGGGTGCAGACATTATATTTGCTGCGCTTTGAGTGCCAGTTCTTTGATCTCTTAGACTAACAATATATGTGTTGCCAATACCAACTTCAGGAGATCCCAGAACACGATTTAATCTAAATGAAGATCCAGTCTTATAAGCTATTCCTTGATTTTTTAATTCTAGAGTGTCTCGTGGTTTATCAAAATCAGCAAATTCTGCTCCAACTTTATTAACTTCATATCCTTTTACATATGCTTTACCAGATGATATTTGATATAAACCCAATTCTTCATTTGCTTCTCCACCATCTTCAGTTTCTCCACCATCATCGTAAACTCCATTATTTCCGATTTTGTTATTTGCCGAGTCTCTTACTTTTATTGAAAAAGGTTTAACAATGTAATCACCAGATTCATCAAAAGTTCTTCTTGCTAATTCATCTGCAATTAAATTATATTGAGATGTTGTTGTTTGTGTTTTAACATCACCATTTACAAATGATGCTAGTTCAACAAAATCATTATCGTTCAGATCATCTGATTCTTTAAAATTAAGTGAACATGATATTTTTAATCTATCAGCTCCGGGTGCAGCAAAATTATTAAATCCTTTTGAATTATCTGTAAGACTTGGATCTTCATCTGCATTTATTGTTTCCTCTGAAATTCTTAATCCGACTCTACCTGTGGGAGTGTTACTATATTGCTCAAGCAAGATGGTCTCTGTATTTACAGTTACAAAATTACCTCTAATAAAGTAAACTCCTTCATTTATCGAAAAGGCAGAACCAGTGGCAGTTGCGTTAACGGATATTGCACTTGCAAAAGCTTCTCCCGCTGGTATAAAAGTGCTATTCTCAGATCCTGATACAATATCTATATTTGTTATAAAATTTTCACCATCATCAAAATCATCAAAATCAGTTCTTGAGATATCACCTGATGATTCATATTGAATATAAAGTGTTAAATTATTTTCTTCAGATTGTTCAGCTGGTAATATTTTAACTACTGTTGCACTTACTCCAGAAGTTGCTCCTATTATTTTTTGATTTAGTAGTTGATTTATGTATGATTCAACTGTAATTCCAAGATATTCATTGTTAATCTGAACACAATCAAAATTATCATTATATTGTGTGTTTCCCGGTATTACTTTTGAACCTTCTTTAAAAAAGTGTTGACCAAATTTTGCAATTTGATTTTGTAATATTGATTGCAGTCCAGTTAACTCTCTTGCTTGAACAGGTAGTCCAGGCTTAAACAACACCTTATAGTAATTGTTACTCTCATTAAAATCGTCAAAGTATGGCGATACGTTTAAATTTGTGGTTTGAGCCATGAGTTATTAGAACTGTAATATAACTTTGATATCTTCTTTTTGGTTAGAAGAACGTGTGATTGCTGGTCGATGATCAATATAAAGCATGTTTCCAGAGTATTTTTTAACTTCTGGATTAGATAAACCACTTGTAAATGTTTGACCAAGATAATATGTTTTATTATTTATCGAAGTTGATAGACCATCAAAACTTGTGTTTATACCAAGAGAAATACTTCCTCCTGTTATATTTACACTACCTCCATCAGAGATATCTGCGGTAAATCTATCAGCGTTAAATCCATAAATTGGAGTAGTTGTTGCTGCACCAACAGTTGTGAAACCAGCCATGGTGCGATCCTGCCAGTATTTTAAAACGCCTGTCACCTGATCATAACTAATGACTTTTCCAATCGCAGTCACACCTGTTCCTGTTGTTTGAGTGATAATACTATCAGCAGTAAATGTAGCACTACTATAACCTGTTCCTGTCAAACGCATTGCATATGCTGCACTTGCCTTATCCAACGTAAGGATTGCCGATGACCCAAAAGCTTTTGGATTTTCAATAATACCAATTCTCGCTATTTGATTACCAGTGATAAAATCTGGATTTTCTGGATCATTTTCAATTCTAGAATATGTCAAAGCGTTTGTTGCACCTAACTCCTTATAGATGTCTGCACCATGACCACCAGTTGGAGGTATGATAACATCGAGTTGAGGATATGAATCTGGTCTTGGCAAACCACCAGCAACGATGTCAACTGTTCCAAAGGTATAACCTGATCCTTGATTTGTAACATCAACTGATCCAATTTGTTGATCTGCGTTTACAACAACTGTGCACTCAGCACCACTTCCATCACCTTTGATTGGAACTCTGGTATAAGTTCTATTTGCAGTTCCTAAACCCACACCACGATTTTGAATAATAACAACTTTTATTCCACCATCAACTGCATTATTTCTTACAGCAGCATTATCCGACCCAGTTTCCCAGTCTGATGGCACTGGTACAAATTCTGTAGAATCGAATTTTACTAACTCTGAAGGTTTAACCGTATAAAGATATTTCCAGACATATCCATCACCACTTGTTCCAGCAACTTTTGGTTCTAAATCAGTAAATGTTGGTTCATCTAATGATGGTTTTCCATCCGGTTGCTCTGGGCTTGTTCCATTTTTTAAACAAATATAAACTCTAAAATCAGAGTTTATAACATAAAAATTAGATGAATATAACGAAGTTCCTTGTGCATGTTTAGGTGGATTTGTGATACTATAATCTGATCTATAATAGTCATATGTAGTTCCAGAAGTCCAAGAATTTTTTCTTACAACTTGTTTTACGTCAGTTGCATTTATCTTTTTTAATGCGATTGCAGTATCCCAAAAATCATTATGATTCGTAAAATTGTCAATTGGTGATGGGGGATCATCATCCCAATCTGTTTGTATTGCTGTAGGATCTGTTAATCCAACAAAAGAATAATATGAATTAGTAGACGTTGAAACCCCTGCAACAAAATTCTTTGCATTTAATATTCTTATCTGATCAGTAATTATAGCTGCCATTTGAGATTTTTTTATTTATTTATGTGGAATAACTTTGAGTTTTTAAAAATGCCTCTCTCTTAAGGATTGGCCCTGTCAGTATGCCTGTTACACCATTAGACGTATTGACTGGATATGAACGCACAGTGTTTCGATCACTTAGTTGTAATCTACCATAACTATAATCGCCAAAGTACATACTATGACCTAATCCTGATAGACCATTAAGACTGTTAACACTAACTACAACCTGAGTAACGACTGTAGATCCGAATCCCATTGCATCAGTGGTAACACCTAAAGTGCGATGAGCGACACGATAAACATTATCAATATAAGTTGTACCAACACCCACAGCACTGCCATCAGTATTTAGTGATGTTAATCCATGACCTACATTTGAATTACTTACTATGAAGAAGTCACCAACGTTTAATCCAGATGTAACGATTCCACTATTACCACCTGAACCTGATGCTCCTTGTGTGATATCAGAATCTCTAAGGAAAGAATCGGAGGGAATCACTAAATCAAATACTAATCCAGTCACAGCAACTCCAGCTAATGAGGTTGTTCCAATACCTGTTATGATACCATGATCTCCAGAGTATGATATAACTGTATTTTTCTCTTCAAGCACAGGATCAGCACCGATAAGCACAACTGGTGGATTTGCATCACTGTATTCTGTTCCAGCGGTTGAAACGCTTATGCTTGTCACTACACCATTTGTTATTGATGCAGTTGCTTCTGCACGAGCAGTGGTTCCAAGACCAACAGGATTTTGAATAGTTACAGTTGGAGCACTATCGTAACCCCTACCACCAGTTGAAATCGCTACAGATGATATTGTTCCAGCAGCGGATACAATTGCGGTTGCGGCAGCCGCTAATCTTTCAACGTTATTAATAATTACTATATTTTTTTGAAACTCAGTTGATATTATATTTTCATTTTTAGCGTTAAAGAATGGTCTAACACCAGTAACATATGCAATCGTTGTACCTACACCCACTGTTTGAATAAAGTTAGTGGTTGGTGTAATATTACCTTTGTATAAATCTCTATCTTTATAGATTTTCTTACCCTCAACAATTTTGTCTTCAGTTTGTTTTGTCCATACTATTGGTCTGTATACTCTTGTATCTTCAAAAACACCCGGGCCATCATAATTATTTGTATCAACTGAATTAGATGAAGTAATTTCAAGAACACTTCTTGACTGCTCTTGCAAGAAATTTTCCTGATTAAGTTTATTATGATATCCAAGGGTAAGATCATCTCCGACTTTGACAGTTTCAATTATTTCTCTATCAATAACATCTGCACCACCTGTTCCTCGATAGAATATTATCTTCAAGGTATCTTCAAACTTGGGTGCCTCATCAAAAGTGATATTACTACCGCCGAGGAATGTGTAAGACTCTCCGGGTATTTGTAGTATATCATTAATGAACACAAATAAAGTATCTTGAACTGTAACTGGTGATCCCGGTGCTGCTTGGATTGATAATGACTCTCCACCAACAGTAAGTGGAAATGTTCTTCTTGATCCGTCAAATAGATTTTGGAAAGTATCTAATACCTGTAGTTGTCCCACAGACCAACCACTAAATTGATCGCTTGCTACATCATTAACTGTAATTCTAAATTCTTGATTATCGACAAAATTAGGTGTTGTTGGAATACCAGCTGATCCTGTTAATGATAGAGTAAGTATTTCACCCACACCATATCCATATCCAGTATTAGTGATCTTAAAGTCCATTACAGTAGATCCCTGACTTACAACAACATCTGCTCTTGCCTCAGAACCAGCAAATCCCGGAGATGATGTGCTATGAATCAATTGCATGTCACTATATGACAGTGGATCATCAATAACAATCTTAGTTAATTGATCAACTCTACCACCTCTTGCATAAAGGTGAGCTCTCGTTGATACACCACTATTGATTTCAAACTCAGTTGCACTTAGGACTCTTATTACTGATGCACCATCAAACGCAACGTCTTGACCACTTGGTGAATTATTATTCGCTCGTGGTGCGATTATTGCTGGTTGTATAAATCCACCAGAAACATATTGTGTTGGAACAGTGGATATACCAGCATTAATGGTAAATTGAGTTGCACTCGCAACACCAACCACTGGTGTTCCATCAAATATTGGATCACCCTCTCTTGGATATTTGTGTTGAGTTGCGTAGTTATTCTTTGAACATGTAAATCTTAAGGACTCTTTCTTCAGTTTAATACTTCTTCCGGGTAATAATGTGTGTGCACCTATAGTAAGGACTAATACACCTGTATCAGCAGCGTAAGTAGCGTCAGACACGTCATAGAAGTTTAATTCAGACTTACCGACGTTTATTGTAATTGTATTAGTGGTGACAGCAGTGATTGCAGTTTGAATACCAGCTATTGGATCAGTTGGTCTTGGATATGGATGATCACTTCCATAATGATCCATTTCGCATGAGAAGACAATTGAACTCGTACCAATACCAACAGTATCATTTGTAGACAATCCATGACTAGGTATTGATATCACAAACACTCCAGTGGACGCATTATAAGTTGCGTTTGTTGGTGTAAACTGAGTTCCAACACCTGTTGTAACCGCGTTTGCAAGTGCATATCTGAATGTATGAGAATAATCTCCACCTTGTATAACAGCACTACTTGCAGCACCTATGAATCTGTGAGTATATTGTTGACCTATAGGAGATTTAGATACGTCTAAGGTTATAGTTGTTGCTGTGGTAGATGCAACTGATATTGCAGTATCAAAGAAACGATCTCTATTCCTTGGATAGATATGATTTACTGTTGCACCAAGTCCACATGTAAACGCTAAACCAGTTAATATTACATCACTACTCTTACCAGTTGTTGATAAACCATGAGCAGCAAGTGTGGTTACAGTCATGATACCGGTGGTATTATCATAGTTTGCACTTTGAACTCCGACAGCTGGGGCGTAGTCACAAGTAAATGCGATACCAGATACAACCACCTCATTACCAACAGATAGATTATGTGCAAATGCAGTGGTTATAGTTGTTATACCAGTGATTGAAGAATAACCAACATTGTAGATATCTCTTGGTTTATAGAAGAATTGTGGATTAGTAATATCAATGCTAGTTACATGACCATCAGTAACGTTAGCAAGACCAATAGTTGTGATTCCAGATTGATCAAATCCCTCAGTTTGTAAACCTACAGATACAGTTTGTATACCTGATCTGTAACCAGAACCTGTGTTACCTATACTTACACTATTGATTGTTCCTGCAAGTGATACTACGGCAGTTCCACCAGCACTCACTAATGGTTGATATCCAAATCCACTTGTTGATGCAACAGATATAATTACACCACCAACAGGTATAGATGCAGTATTAACATCCCTAGCAACTGAACTTGCAGCTCCGGTAAATGTTAATGTTGTTCCGGATCCAACAGTTGTTAACTCAAAATCACCGACTGATCCTGACAATGGTGCTTGTAATACACCATTAATTAATACAAGTGCATTATTTGTTGCGATACCAGTTTTTTGTGCTTTGTCTACAGTAAGTGCATATTGTCTATTCTTACCGTTAAAATCTGATGTTAAGTCATCATATAGATGGTTTGTAGAATAAGTTTCTGTGCTTCCATTTACAATGCCGGATCGAGTAAACACTCTTCCTTGGAAACTTGAAGAAGTCGTGATACCAACAAAGTCTCTTTCATCGGGAGGATTAGTTGTTGATCCTATTGGATTTTTTCCCGGAGGTGCCTCTGAGAATGTTATCTCATTTTCAAGAATATTATAATTACCTCTTATTTTTTCAACTAATGATCCTGTTGGGAATCCAGCGATTGATGTTCCCAATCTTTGTCTTCTTACTTTAATACCATTAGTTGTTCCAATACCAACAGATAATATCTTCATCACTTCACTCGTATTACCACTACTTACACGAATATTATCTGCACCGAAGAAAGATGTTATTCCTGAGAAATGTATAACATCTTGTGACTTATCAATTGATCTGTCAAGTGTGGTCGTTACAGAGGTTCCAGCAATTGGTGATTGAAGGAAATTATCAATAGCAACTAATACTCTTGTGTTTGCATTTTTTGCTGTAAATGAGTGTGATGTTCCAATACCAACATGTGTCAAATCTAAAGGTACAGCCACCTCTTTTAATGCATCTTGAGCACTTCTTGCTAATTGAACTTTATCCTCTCCTTTCTTGATTATGAAGAGAGAAGATGGTAACAACGTGGTTGTAATTCCAAGAGCAGGAAATTCAGTGGATGCAATTTGTATGGCAGATGATATGCCAGTTCTTCTATCTGTGTGTGCATATGACACCTCTTCACCAGACACGAAGAAATGATTTGGAAGTGTGATTGTATTTGCAGTTACATTTACAACCTCAGATGTTGATCCATCATATGGTTTCTTAAATATGGGATCGCCATTATGCTCTAGAGCAAATTTTGTTTTAATCGCTGATTGTGTTCCTTCATAATTTGCAAAGGAACTTTCTATTGAAGCGTTTTGCAAATCCTTGTTAGCTTCACCACCAACTTCTCTGGTTGCACCTGATGGTAATAATTCAGTATTTTCTTCAACTCTCAATGAATTTAAGAAAGTTGTAATTGAAACACCAATACCTGCATTTGGTACAAAAGTAATTTCAGTAACATTGTCTGATGTTCTTCTGCCACTTATAGTTCCAAGACCAGCAAATGCTGTACCAACTTTAATATTACCAAACTCAGTAAGATAAACATTATCATCATCCGTATAATCATCAATTATTATTACTTCTGCTAATTCGTAACTTCCATTTAATTTATCGGCAATCTGAACAATACAGTAAGCAGCATCGTATGCATCACCATAACTTGCAATACCAACTGCCACAGGTGTAGATGATGATGATATTCCTGTGCTTTGTGCGGACATCTCAGCATATGCCATATCATATGATCCGATTCCGATGTACCCCTCAGTTGCAATACCAATTGCAGTTGCGTTGATAAATGCTGTTGTTAATCCAGCATCGGGTGTGTATCTTACAACAAGATCATTTCCAACCATTAATGGGAAGAATGTTCCTATGTTGCCTGTCGATGAATAAGCATCTGAGGAGTGAATCGTTAATTGACCATACTCTTGGAATCCAACGTTTGTCCCATCATGTATAACACTCACCTGATCATACTCAACACTTCCATCACTACCTTCAACACTTACAAATAGTTTAGCTGATCTATGTCCAGAGACTGTTGTTCCAATACCAGCGAGTGTGAACACAGTTCCTGCAGCACCACCAGCAACAGAAACACATGTTGACTGAATACTTACAAGTGATCCATTCAATCCCTCAGATGTAGATGGATCAAAAGGTTCAGCGGGTATAGATGTGGTCGCTGTTGCAACATTTGTTGTCGATACACCTAATTGATTTGTGTCTATTTGATATGACCATAATACAACGTTATAATCATTAATTGTAAATTTATGTGGGAAAAATCTTAAGACAGATTCAACACCATCAATAACAAAATCAAATGATCCTAGATCCAAAGTAGTTTCAACAGATCCATATTGATTCATCATTGTTAAACCACGACCTGTATCATGAAGAGTGTTAATAATCATTATCTGCCTTTCACCAGTAAATAATCTATCTTGAATATAAGCAACAAAGAATTGAGCACGACCATCAGCTAACCTATTACGATAAACATCAGCAAAAGGTGTGGATCTTGCATTATTATTAAACAAGTTACTAAAGTCATCTATAGTAACCACTCTATTAGATACTGACTCAGAGTAATCTTTTAAAATACGTGATTTAAAATTAAATTCATCTGAGAAAGGTCTTTCAAATCCAGTTATGTAATTTTCTGACACTAAGTCAAAATCATGGAATGATTGTAGACTTTCTTTTCCTATTATATCAATAAGTATCGTTGTTCCATCTACAGGTCTAACCACTAAATCATCAGATTTTTCTTTGGGAAGTTGAGATTCAAGTTGAAAATTTGCAAACTTTTTAAATCCAGCTGTGTGGTTCAAAGTATTAACTATGTCTTTCCATTCATCAAACTGCACTTTAGATTTAACTGAGTATGAGAATGCGTGATAATAATCATTATCGTGAACACGTTGTTGTTCATCATTTAAAAATCCAGTTCTTCTCTGCCATCCATTATTGAATATTGAAAAATAATCTAAATTATATTTTGATTCAAATTTTATTTTTTCCTTTATGATTCCTTTTGCACCAGTTGGTGCTGTGTATTCGTTACCACTAATTCTCTCTCCTCTAAATTTTGTCTGTTCAATTATTTGTCCAACATTAAATTCTCTGTTACTCTCAACAGTTATGTATTTACTAGAATTATTCCAATCAGAAACTGTGCCTTTAACGATAACTCCAGAACTATCAATTGTTTGAATGTCATCACCAATTCTAAAATCAGTTGGTTGTAATTTTGGATCAAATTGTGGGAAATATTTTTCGGGAACTAACGTACCATTTGATTTTTCAGCGTTAAATACTCCGGGAAACTCAATATTTTTCTCTAAAAATTCAGACATATTATAAGTAACAACTCCAAAACCACCATAATTAGGAGTAACACTCGTTAAAGTAAACAAAGCGTAATCATAATCGGAAGAATTATATCCTGAAGCTGTTGATCCTACACCAACACTCACATTTTCAACAAGAACTTTGTCACCAACACTTAATGGGAATGGATCAATATATTCACCATCATTATTTAAAACACCACTAAACGCATTTTTTAAAGTAACACTTACCTCTTGTGTACTATTGTTATATGTAAAGTTTTTAGTTCTAATACCATTAGGGTTGCCTATCGGTAATATTGTTGGAGTTGTATTGTTTAGAGATTCAGTATTTTCTAAAATTTCTACGATTTGCTCTTCAGGGTTGTATCTTAGGTCAACATCTGTGATAGGTTTTTTAGTTACACCGTCTAAAACAACTAAACTTGGGTTTTGAATATATCCGGTTCCAAACGATGTTATTCCTATTGATCTAAATCCACTAAGTGGTGATATTCTTAAAGTTTGTGGATATAAAGCCTCAGGTTTTAAAGTTTTATCACTTGGATAATCAAACCCAATATTTTCTATGGTTATTTTGGTTGGTTTACCTATCGTTGATGAGAACGTCTCAATGACTGCTCCACTTCCTAAATCAGATGTGATCGTTGTAATTCCGGGGATATTTTTGTAACCACCACCGGGTTCGGTAATTGTTATTTCATTAATCGATCCATAAGCACTTGTTGATATCGTAGAGTATTTAAGTGTTGATGTTGTAGAAGAGTAAGAATCAGATTCTGGTTTAAATGGAAGATCATATTGAAATGTTGTTGATCCTGTTGATATGATATTAAATATTCCACTATAACCACTCTCTGCTGTTGTTATATTATTGTGATTAATAACATCTTCATCAATGACTATATCTTTATTTTCAGTTAAATTATCAGATACGTTGATAGGTGATAATTTATAATAAAGATTTTTTGGAGTATTTTCATTTATCTTCAATGTTACTTTTGCATCACCTGTAACTCCTATTGTGCCAGTTCTTGAAACATCAAATGTTGCATTTACACCACTTGTTTCATAACTATTGCTGTAATTGCTATCTTTGAAAAAATCAAAATAAAATGCAGGATAAGAAGTAGCACTCACTCTATAAGATAAAGATGAATCACTTAAATCAAATATTGCGTTTGAATTTTTAACAAATACGAATGGTGGATTTATTGGTGATATCGTACCATTACCAGTAGATGTTATACCTATAAATTCTGGAAAATCTTGACTCGTTTGATACTCCGTCTCTACAAATTTTAAGGTATCCTTATCAACAACATATACGTAATATTCCCTATTATTCTCAAGACCTATAGGATCATCTGATGTGTGTATTATTTTATCACCTGTGACTAACTTATGATCGTTTATGATAATCGAGTCTCTTATACCATCGTCAGACTTATTTGTTGTAATACCTGATGCGACGTAATCTAAAGGATTAAATACAGCTTTGCGACGAATTTTATTATATTTTACAGTAATCGTGGTATTAATACCCGGATTTACATCCATGTAAACTAAATCATTATTTGTCAACCCATGAGTTCCTGTTCCAACCACAGTGACGGCATCTCTTGTAATATTTCCTGATATAATATCTCTATTTTTTAATCTTAAACTATGAATAGATCCTATACCAACGTCCAAAAATTGTATCTCTTCAAAGATAGGTTGAGTGCCTGTTAATCCCAGACCAAATCTCACACCAGTAGATCCTACTCCAACTTTAACGGTTGATAGTCCAATTAAATTATTTGTTTTTCTAATAACAAATAAAGATGTTCCAATTCCAACTGTTGTATCTACTGTTGGAGTTGCACTAAAGAATTTAACTTTAGGAGCAGTCTCTGAACCATTAACACCGTTCAATTCATAATTAACAATATCACCAGTTTGTAAAGTATGATTAGGTAGAAATATAGATCCCCTTGGAATAATTCTTGTAGTAACACCTGCTCCGGGATTATTAATGGTAATAGTATTACCTATGCCAGTTTCATTGTCTGGGTTGGAATGTGATGTTCCGATTGAATCACTAGGATTAAAGTATATTTCTATATCCTCTCTAAGCGGAATTAAAGGAGCATTAATTGGTTGAAGATTATTGACAGTTGATCTAAATGAAAATACTCTTGGAATTTCTTGAAGTATAGTTGATTGAGTGTGTGAAATCCCTACAAATTCAACTGGTCTTAAAACTCTTAATCTTTTTGAAAAACCATCAACATCTAAGACTTTTATAATTTCAGATGATACTCCAACTCTAAATCTATCATTTGTTCTTATTTCAGATAGATCACCACTTACTGGGAAGAAAGTCACAATACCGGTTGCAGTTGCTGTGCCTATACCTTGAGTTAGAATTAGTCTTGTTGATGATATTCCTATCTCTTGAGGGCCAACCAAATCCTGCACAGTTGATGATAGTCCACCGACATTTACTAATCTAGCATTTTCTAAATTTATAGAAGTTGACGCGATGCCAACTATTAGATCTTCAGACTTCCTATAAAATTTGATTCCTAATATGGACTCATTAGATGAACTTACATTTAATATTGATCCATTTATTCTTGTTACTTTTGCTCTTGCTTGAAAAGCACTATCAATATTTTGATCAAATACTAATTTATCATTGACTTTATAATTTGTTCCACCAGAGGTTATGCCAACAGAATTAATTCCACCTTTAGTTACAAAATCTATATTTGAATCTTGATTTACAAACTTATAAGACTCTAGGAAATAATCATAACCACTAAAATCTTTATTAACCGATAATGGATAAGTGTTTCTTACCACATTTGTTTTGTTAATGTCAAAATCCTCTTGATTTGATAATCTGCTAAAATTAAATTTATTTGGTTTTGAATTATATTTGTCGCCGATCAAATATGGAAATTTAGGTTTTTTAAAGTTTTTAAAAATACCATCTGAAGCTGCGGTAGAGTCAAAGGTAGAAAAATAAGCGTAAACTCCATTTGGATATTCGGGTGTTATACAGAATCTTCCGTTATTTTCATCAAGAACTGAATCATCATTTGATACTTTATAAGTGAAATCTTCTACAAAAAATTCTGGAGGAAATGAAGTAAAAGGAGGTCGATTAATTTTTTTACTACTCTCATCTACATACCCAGATTTCATTTGAACAATATCACCACCATCTCTTCTTGAATATCCATAAGGCCCGTATATTGGGTTGCCATCATATGCCCATCCTATGATTGGTGAGTGTTGATCACTATTACTTTCAACTCCGTTTATAAGACTTAAATCTTTCTTACCAAATAAAACAGTTCCGTCAGCAGCAGATGCGTATGATATTCTTCTTAGATTTCTAGCAGGATAAACATATGAACATTGAAGTCCAAATAATCTATTTGTTGGTTCACTTATGAATACATCATCATCATTTAAATTATTTAAATTTTTTCTAAAATTATTAATTCTCCATTTTTGCACTGAGGGTTTAAAATCTGCTCCTTTTCCTGATGAGTCAACTCTCACTGTGGTTGTTGTAACACCGTAACCGATTCCACTACTTTCAATATTTACAGATGTTATATTTCCTAAAGAATTAATTACGGGGGTAAGTTTTGCATCCGATCCTATTCCTAAAACAACTAGATCTGGTGGTGAGTTATAGTCAGTTCCACCATAACTAACACTAACATCAACAATTTTTCCTTTTGAAATAATCGGTGTGATAACTGCATCTCTTCCGCTATTAAGATCAATTTTTGGAACTCTATCAAAATTAACTATCTCAGATGCACCATATCCAACTCCACTTCTCGTCAATTGAAGTGAAGTTATCTCTCCTCTAAAAATAGGTTGTAATGATGCTTCAAATGTATTACCTGATATTGAGGATAATCCAACTCTACCGATTACCTCTACTGATATTGGAGGATAATTAAATGTGTGAGTGCCAACTCCAGTATTTCTAAATTCGTTAAATTGATTAGTGTTAATGTAAAAAGAACTAACAGTTGTTCCAACTCCAACAGCTGCTAATTTAAATTGATCTTTATTAACAACAGAAACATAATATTGTTTATCTGTGGACAAACCGTCAATTGATGTTCCATCAACTGAGTAATTTACAATTTCACCAGTTTTATAATCATGATTTGGTATATTTACGATATTCAGAGAAGTGTTAATTCCTGTTGATTCACAAGATCTTTGTTTATTTTCGTAACCAGACCCACTGTCTAAAACGACAACTGAACTTACTATTGATTTTCCGTTTAATGATTTAAAAGATTGTACTCCACTACCAAAAGCTGTAAACGATATCGTATTTACTCCAGCGATTGCTTCATCATAACTATTATGTAATTGCACCGTATATTCTGATACAGAAGATACGTGGTAAATTGCTTCAGTAACCAACCCTACAATCGGAGTGCTCCCCAGAGGGTCATATACGACTCTCTCACCCTGTCTAAATCGATGATAGGTAGTAAATCCTATGGAGGATGTATTTATTCCTGCTGTGTCTAATATTATGGTTCCAAGACCAACACCATCACCATTTATTAATAATTCATGATTAATTTTATTAAGTTTCGCAACTGCTGTTGCACCTTTACCATTTCCTCCACTTATTTTTATAATTGGTTCTTCTACATAATCGAAACCACTATCAATTATCCTTAAATCTTGTAAAGACCCTCTAACAGCAGCGATAGCTGTAGCTCCACTTCCAATAGAGTCATTAATTTCAATTCTTGGTGGATTAATAACGTCATAGTTTTCACCATTTTTTACAACATTTATATCTTCCAAACGTCCGTGATATACAAATTCTTTAGACTTATAATTTAATACTTCAACTCCATCAACCAACACTCCAGTATATCCGGGACTTGTTGATACTTTTTCAGAGACGTTTATTGGTAGTGAAATCTCTCTAACCAACTTTTGTGGTTCAATAACCTTGCCATTAAAATTATATTTTTCAATATCATTAAATGCAATTGTAACAGAATCAACTCCTCCATCGGGTTTTACTTTAGTAAACACACCCTCATAAATATCTGATTGACTTTTTGCAAACTTTACTGTATTTGCATCGATTCTTTTTATATAATATAAACCTTCAGCAAATAATCTACTAATAATATATTCTTGTCTTATTGTATTACCCTCAGAGTCAATTGTGCTTACTTGACCTTTTTGAGGGGTATAATATACTGCATCACCTGTAAAGAAATTATGATCAACTTGATCTGATATTTTAATATCTTCATCATCTTTGTCATAAGTCCCACCAAAAGTTAATTTTTGAGTTTTTGGGTTTAACTTACTAACACCACTAAAAGGTAATGATGAAGATGTAACATAAATTTTGTTTTGTCCTTCAATAGGTGTTATTGTTTCATGAAATTCAGATATATGTTTTTCTCCGACCATTTGTGTTCCTTTAGAAGGATGTTCATGTGATGGCCCATAGTATGGTACACCGTTTACCAATCCACCATCAGGTTTAAGGTAAATATTTTGAATATTAGCAGTAAACTTATTTAAATTTGGATGTATATCAGAATTTACTTTTGAAATTCTTTTGCTTACTTTTGTAACTTTTGTAGGATCACTTATTCCACTTCCCTTAATTAAACATGTATTATTATCAAAAACATCAGTAACAACATATATTTTATTTGATGCTGGTTCAAATGATGAGGTGAATTCATCACCCCATTGGGTTCCCCCCGCTAAAGTTTCATGAGTTGTGACATTATCACCGATTCTAAGAACGTTTGTGTCTTTAGTAACTAATTTAAAAGTATTATTGATTCCATCCACAATGGAAAGCGATTTAACAACATAACTTTGAGCTGTATTAAACAACCAATTGTTTTCTTTAACATTTTGACCAATTTGTCCTAAATTTTTTATTTTTACCTTTGATCCAACTTTTTGATTATTAATATTTGGTGAAATAATTAAATCATTTAAAACACCACGAATTTTTACTCGTATCTCCTTATCCCCTTCATCATCAAACGCATACGCAAAAGTATTTTGATCAATTGATGTATTATCAGCAATCGATGTAGTAATTCCAGTTGTATTAATTCCTAAAAATTGATTTACAGTTTTTTCTGAATATGTGCAAACACCTAGTGTTCCATTTTCATACAAAAATGATAAAGTTCCAGAATTTGGAAATCCAAGAGTGGAGTCAACATCAATATATGTTTGTGCGATACTAACTTGACCTATAATTTTAGTTTTAGGATGAAAAGAAAAATCACCATATGTTAAACCTGTCGTTCCGTCAGGAATAGTTTGTCCATCATCAAAACTCAATTTATAAAATGTGTTAGTATTAACACCAACTGGTATTTTTTGAACAAATCCAACAGAAGCATAAGCTTTTGGTATGTTTTCAAAATTATCTTGATATAATGTTCTGTTTACAAGATCTTCTGGATCACCAATGTACGGTTCAACTATAAAATCTTTTGTTTTTTGAAAAATTGCATTAGAAGGTGATATAACATCATCAATCGGACGAATAACATCTACTTTTTCCCCATATAGTGCTCCAAATAATATATTAAAAGACTCATCTGTACCTCTTGTCGAGTAAAAATCTTTTGACTGACGAATAAATTGTGGTTTATTAAGTTTTTCGTCTAAATCTTTTTGAAATCCATACAAAAACTGATTTTTTGCTTTTTTTAAAAACTCATCAAGAAATAAAACGCTTAAATTTTCAACTTTAGTATTGTTTTCATGATTTTGAGCGACAGAAGTTGAAAAAACAAGATTCTCAGAATCATTAGGGTTACGAAAAGATGTTATTCCACTAAAACCTCTCTTGCAATTTACAAAACTTATATCAGTCTTACTTTCATATGTAATAATTTCATCATTTATCTTGATTAGACCATAATTATCAGGAAATCCAGTTGTATTTGAAACAAATATTGTTGCGGTTGATATTCCAGCAGCTGTTGTTGTATTTGTTGATTTTATTAAATTTCCACACTCACTTAATTTGATATAGGAGTCTATATTTTGAATTAAATCGACAGGCCCGCCTTTATATTCTTGTCCCTGATAATATTGAGATAGAAAATTCCCGACCAAAGGAAAATCCTCTTGAACATAAGAGGGTAATTGGCTTTTAACAATCTGATTTAACTGAACTCTCTTTTCGGACATCTTTTACCGTATGATGTTTCCATTTTTGTAACTTGTTGTTACAGTATATGTTGAACCTGATGGGTCAGCACCAGAACTGATTTCATCTACAACCATGTCAACAAAACTACTATCTAATTGTAAGTAAAGATCTTGCAATCCAATAATATCATTTGATTCTGGAGTGGCTGATATCTCCAAAATGTCAACATTGTCTTTTGTTTTACCTGATACTATATTTATGGGGTCTAAAGTAATGCGACCTTTCTTATAATCTATCACTCCAATATTTCTTCTTTGAATAGTTGGTGTTGAAGATCCTTCATTCAAAGAAAATAATAAAATTTGTCCTTTTTCTGCTGTGGCATCTGGAATATCAGATAAGTAAACATCTGTGTTAATATTTAACACTCGAAAAGCACTTGAACGAATGTTAAAACCATTCATCGATTTAACATGAAACTGATTTCCAAAATCTATTGCATATTCAGCTACCTGAGACGTGGCCAATCTAAGATCTCTTCGCATTTCAACAGTAGTAATGTTAGATGTAACTGACTCATGACTTGAATCAATTACTTTTAGAAATTGACTATATTTAAATCTCGCTCCATATCTATTTAATTGAGATGATTCAGCGTAAGATGTTAAATCTCTCTGTACTTTTGTTGAGACAAATGATGCGCTTGGTGCTAGATTTGTGTTATAATATACTTTGCTATTTGTTTCGATAAACAAATACTTTAAATCAAGTATTTCTGGCACGATTCCCGCGACAGCATATCTTTTAAGATTTCTTTTTATATTTTCTTTAATTAAATTTGGTACAAAGTCACCATTTCGGGGTTTAATACTTATAAAAACTTTTCCATATTGTGGGGGTACAAGTTCTTCACCTCCAAATACCGAAATTGACTCTGTTTCTGGATAAATTTTATTTGGAATTAATATTTCATAATCATTTGCACTTAAAGCTCTATTTTGAGTCGCATAAACTTGTGGTGCAAACTTACGAATTGACTCCACGCTCTCAATACTTTCACCACCACTTGATGGTAGTGCTGATGAAATCAGAGAAATGCCATTTGTAACAAAAATTTCAACTGAATTTCTTACATAAGATACACTTCCAGTGAAAGTAAAACTATTAACACCATTTCCATCTGACCCATTTGTTACAATATATGACATTTCAACAATATTTCCATCTTGAAGTTCTTTTCCAAAGATTCCATCCCCAAAAATTACTTCGTATTGCTCTCCTTCAACCTCTTGAATGAAATAAATGTTTGAATTTCCAGTAATTGTTGATTTTGTAACAACATCAAATAGTTCATCTTGTCGTGTATACTTAGATGTTAATGAAGAATCAATTGAAGGACGCACACTAACGACTAAACTGTCTAAATCAATACCAACATTTGGTAAAATAAACTTTTGAAATGGATTTCGAGTTGAATAAACGTATGATTGACTTAAATATGAACCTTCGTACACCTCAATATTATCAAAACTAGCAATTCCGTCAATTACAGACACTGTAATATCTTCTGGAATACCAAAAATAAAGGATTGTCCATTAAATCGACCACCAGTAGTTGCTACAGGCCCTGCTTTGAGTGTTAAATTTGATGGTGTTGGTGAAACTGATGAAATATCAACGAAAAAACTGATCGATGCTCTTGAAGATTTCTTTGATCGAGGTATATAACCGATATTTCTTGCTAATGAAACTACATTTTCACGCAAAGTTGCTGAATCGATGAAAACTTCATTCGATATCATGTTTGCATTATAAGATGTAATGTAAGTATTGTATGCTAATACATCTAAAATTGTCGAGAGGTTAGATCCTTCAAAATCATAGTCAGTAAAATCTGAATTACTTTGAATGTAATCTTTTAGTGATTGTTTAATCTGGTCAAAATCCAGATTTGTAAAGTTTATGAGTGACATTTATCGAGTTGGCAATAGCACGAATTCTAATTGTTGGGGTGGTACATCAATTCCCGTAACTTCATATTGAATCACCACGTTCATTTCGTTGTCATCAGGGTTTGGATTTACCGAAACATTTAACAAATTCACTCTTGGTTCAAAATTTATGATTGAACTTCTAATTTCATCCTCAATTGCAAGCGCAGATACATCATCTACATTCTCAAAAAGCGATTCTGAGATTCGAGAACCAAAATCTGGATTAAAAAACTTCTCTCCGGGTTGTGTAAATACGATATTTTTCAATGAACGAGCAATTGCATTCGTATTTTTAAGCCCAATAAGATCATCATTCAAGGGATTAGTCTTAAATGACATACTTAAGTCCTTAAATTTTCTACTTATTCGCTCTTGAGGCATTTAAGCACAGTTGATCTAACTTATTTATACCTAAAAATTTGGTATATCGTCAGGTTGTGCCTTTTCTTTCGCTGTTTTCCAAAAATAATTCTCATCATTGCCAAGGCCGTCACGATCATGACCATTTTCGACCTGATAGTATACTGT